GCCCGCGCTTTCGGGAGCCGCTATGGCGTTCAAAAGGCCGCGCTGCTGCGGCGTCAAATCAGCGGAAACTGGGTCAGGCATGACCATTCGGGGAATGTTCCCGCCGCTTGCCATTGTTGGAAGGTTTGGCTTGGGAGCCCCGCCCGCATCTGCCTGCGGCCCTGCCGTGTACGGGGAAGCCGAGGGGGGCATACCCTGCGAACGCAAATGCGCGGCAATGGCTTCCTGCAAAGGCCGGTCGGCTTCGCGCTGTGCGGAGTCAATCCGGCGCTGCTGAATATTTCCGCTTAACGCTTGCGCCAATCGAGCTGCGCCCTGCGTCCATGACTGAATGGGCGTGGTTTCCATGCCCTGCGCCATCATGGCTTCTGCAAGCCTGCGGCGACGTTCGCGGCTCTCGTATGTGTCAGGGGCGTTATCGCCCTCAAAGAACCCAAGCGCCATTAGTAGATGCTCCCGTACATGCCGAGGCCGCCGTAGCTAGTGCTGCTGAAACCATCAAAGGGATTGGCCCCCCCACCGAAGGAGAGGCCATTAGAAAAAGGGATGGCAGCGGACCCCAGGCCGAACAATCCAGTCATGAAGGCGTTGTTCTGCTGGTTCTGCATATTCGCAATGCCCAGTTGATTCTGGAACCCGGCCTGCGTTATGCCAGCCACGTCCGTGTTCGCCATGTTGACGCCGGGAACATTCGTGAACGTGGGCATATTCGGCGCAGTCCCTGTGCGGATCGAGTTAAACTCCATCAAGGGCTGGTTGCGCTGTGTGAGGGCTTCATTAACGCCCTGCTGACGGGCCGACAGCCACATCTGGTTCCGCGCGTCCGTCGCCATGCGGCCCTGCCGCTCAAGAGCGCGGTCCCACGCCTCCGTTCCCTCACGAATGCCCTGATTGGTCAGCCGATTGCGGAGCGCGTCATCCTGACGCTGTAATTCAGGATCAAGCCGGGCAGCCTGCAAAGCCGCAATGCGGTTTTCCGCTTCCGTGTTCAGGTCGAGCGGCTTCGCGTATTGCTGTTGCAAGCCCGCAAGCTGGCCCTGCCCGATGTTGGCGAGGCCCTGAGACATACCGATATTGGCGTCAAACAGCCCCTGCACCGGCGCGCTGAATGCGGTCGTCTGCTCGTATTTCGGCGTCCCGTCCGGGTTGGTTCCCGTGATCTTGTAAGTCGAGGAACCGAACGGCGTATATTGGTCAATGCGATTAAGATTTGCGTTGGCAATCGCCGTCTCTTTGTTGCTCGCCGTCTGCGCCTCCGCCGTCTTGGCGGGGTCCGGGGGAGCGGGAATGTCGGGGCTATCCATAAGCTATTCTCCTAGCCATTTCGCGGCGTCCGCTCGGCTCATGCGATACAAGACCGCATCATCGCCACGGGAAGGGCCGAAGTAGTTTTTCAAGGTTGCTTCAAAGACAAAGCCGATACGCGGGAATAGGCGGCACATTGTTTTATTCGACCGCTTTGTTCTGCCGGTCAGCCGGATCACGCCCAACTGCTCAAACGGGTAAGCCAGCGCGGCCTTGATGAACCGCCTTTGCAGGCAGCCGGGGCCGTAAATCGTGATTTCGATGTTCGCACCGTTGTAGCCGTTATAGATGATCGCTCCGACAAGCTCGCCGCTTATATCGTCAATGATGCCCATCGACGTGAACGGGGGATGGATCGCCACGCCAAGCCGTTCTGCGGCAAATCTGCCAACAGCTTCATCATGCCCAAGGATGAGACGCATTCAGAGGAACCCGCCCCGCTCGTAGATCACGTTAAACCCGTTCACCTTGAGCGAAATCGGGGAAGCGTTCGCCGTCTCGGCCACAACCTTTATCCGAATAGCCGCACACAGGCCAACAGCCCGCACCGCCTGCCATTTGTTGGTCACCTCGTCCGCGCCACCCCAATCAAATTCGTCCCAGTCAACCTCGTCCCAGTTGGAGCCGGAAATCGTGCCCTGCGCGGGCAGATAGCTGACCGCGCCATCCTTGAAGTCGGACACCATGATAAGGCCGGGGGCCACGCGCCCGTCAGACGTGAGAAGCGTCTGAACCATCTTCCACTGTTTCAGCGTCCCCTTAGATTGGTAGTATTGATAGGACGTGAGCATATCGGCGGTAATGGGTTCTCCCCCATCCTGCGATGCCGAGTCAGCTTCATACACTTTGCCGTCCTGCCCGCCGAAGAACAGGCGATCCTGGAACACTTCAAAGCACGCCGCCGCCTGATTGGTGAAGCGGCACCATGCGCCATGAAGCGTATTCATCACGTACTGATGCGATGCCCCGCCAGCGACGAGAGGGACGTTGACAATGCACATATTTGACTTCGGATGGACGATGATTTGCCAGCCGAAGTTTGACCCGTATCCCTGAGCCGAGCGCGTGAACGTGTTGTTGATGTCGTCCGTCAACGCGACATTCGCCACAGCCGCCCGGTCCACAACCATTGCCTTGGACAACGGGAGAAGGCCGGAAGTCGTGAGAATGCCTAGATCGCCCGCAATCTTGGTCAGGCAACGGCGGCCAATCGGGGGCGATATGCTGTACACGCCGACAAGCGCCCAAGCATTGGAGTCCGAAGGGTCCGAGCCCTGATAGACGATGACTTGGCCCTCTGACGTGACAAACACAGCGTGATCGTCAGGCCCCGAGCCGCCGTCAATGGTAATGGTCCCCATCGCCATGACATAGCCGCCGAGCGACATAAGCCCGCCTAGTTCAAAGGACGTGGCCGCGCCCGCGATGCTATCAACCGCCAAATACCAGAACTTGGTTGAGTTCTTCGGGATGAAGAACAAGCGGTTCTTGAACACGTTCAGATGAATAAAGGTCGATTCATCGACGCCCGTGATTGCGGGGTTCGTCCAGCTAGTGCCATCAAAAGCAACCGGCAAATCCGCCCCGTTGACGGCGTAGAGATACGAGCCGCCCGAAGTCGTGAAGTTCACATGCTGCAATTCCGCGCTGGTCAGCGTCGTGACGCTGGTGGCCGATGCAGACGAGCCCGTGACGTTGTAGATCGTATCATTCGATACGCCGAACAGCTTGTCATTCGCGCTGTTGGGCGCTTGATAAGCCATCAGCGTCTTGACGGGCGTTGTTTCTGACGTGTCGCTATGCTGCGCCCAGCCTTTGCGCAATTCGACATAGGCAGGCTGCGGGAACCAGTTATCTAGCTGCAACGCCTGCTCTGGGCTCATGGCCGCAAGCGGGCTCTTGTCATTCCAGCCCTTCACCGGAGCGGGCATGGAAGCGCCGGAGGCGATATTGCCCCGCGTGTTATTTGAGCGGAGGGGGGCGACAAGCATCAGGTCTCAACCCGATAAATAGCGAGCCTGCCCATGCGGGCAATGTCATTCGGGCCGGTTTCCGAAAGCTTGATGACGCCCTGCCCGCCATCCTTGGACGCGGCGCGCACACGCTCGAATTGATAGCTGCGGAACGCCTCGCCGTAGTCCAGGCCCTTGGCCTGCTTCCACCGCCACACAACGCCAAGCGTCAGGATACGCTCGGGGACTTTCGCCGTATCCGTATCCGCGCCCCAACGGGCCTTTGTGGTCGTGCCGTTGTTATCAAGTATCCATTCGTCAGAGCGGTACTCGTAGCGAACGACTTCCCCGCTATCGAGCGCAGGCCATATTTCAATGTCATCGCCGTTCAGACGCCACACTGGTTCAGGCGGGTCCGTCAGCATCGCCTTCATGGCGATTAGCTCGTCATCAAGCACCGGGCCGATAAGCTGTTCGCCGGGGCTTTCCTCGCTCCAGAACGCAAGCCCGCCCACAAGGCGGTCGAAGTCGTCGGGCAAATCCCACAGCGTGGTCGTGCCGTCGCCGGTAATGGTTCCGGCAACTTTCAGCTTGCGCCAATCGTGGAAGCGGGAAAGCTCGTCGCCTTCAACCTGTGCGAACGCGACGAACTGCGCCACGGTCGGATCAGACGAGCCGTAGGCCGATGTGGGGCTTTCAAGGCCGCACAGCGTCATTGCGTCCTGTATGGAGGTCAAGAGCGTCATGCTTTCCCGCCTTTAATTAGCTGGCTTCTGCGGCTTCCTTGCGGGGCCTGCCGGGGCCGCGCCGGGGCGCTTCGTCCGCGTCAAGCCGTTCCGCCATCATGGTTGCAAGGTTGTCCAACTTCGCCCGAAGATCAGCCAATTCCTGATCCTTCTCTGCAAGCGACTGTTCAAACTTGCGGCTATCCGCAGAGGCCAAGAACCGCTGCGCCATATCGCGCTTGGCCCTCATGCCGGGGAGCGGAATGCGCTGGATCATGCCGTCCTGCAAAGCCGCCACGTCCTCGACCGTCCGCACAGCAAACGTGCGAAGCGTCTCCGCTTCCTCAGATGTACACCCCGCCCATGCCGCAAGGGGCGTACCCGTTTCGGGGATTTCGTTATTCGTTTTCCAGGCGTTGTAATGCGGCTCAAGCGCGGGCCACAGAACACGATCCTTTTTCAAGATTGACACATATTCCGCCGTCTTGGCGATATGGGCCATGCCGGGCGCGCAGTATTCGATGCGATCCCGCGACTTGGCCTGCCCGGTCTTTTCGTCCACGCTCGTTGCGGTGAAGGCGCGCAAAAAGCGCACGCCAACTTTGCCGCTCGATTCAACATCAACCATTACCAATGCCTCATCAGGTCGCTTAGATGATGCGGGCGGGGGAGCCCGTGGAAGGCGACGACCCTTGCGCCTTCCGGCACCCCTGAACCGCAATCAGCCTTCAGGCTGACCAATTGGCCGGGGTACTTGTCTTGCAAGCATTCCGCGCCGGGCATGACCGCTTCAATAAAGCCGCCGTCCCCGCGCGGGTGAAACTGTGGCCTCCCGGCGTTGTGCCAGTGTGCGTAAATCTGATTTGCCTTGCGCGCGTCCCAAGCCATCACTGACGAGGTTTTCAGCGTCGGGTGATACCAGTCCCGCACCATCGCAAAGTCGCCGCTGTAGGACGCTATATCGTCCAGAGAACCCGTGATGATGGTATCCAGATCGAAGTACAGGCAACGCCCTTCAAAGCGCCCGCCCTGAAACATGAAAACCTTATTCCACCAGCCATCAATGCCCGGCGTCACGTCATCGTCGCGCAGGACATGGACAACATGCGGCAGCGTCAGGTTGCGGCCTATCGCAGCCGTCAGCCGGTCAACGTATTCCTCGCCGCGTCCAAGATAATTCCCGACATTGACGAGAATGACGTTCAGCATTGTCAACCGCCGGTTCTCACGTATGCGGTTTCGCGCCATACGCCGTCAAATGAAAGCCTCATTTGCTGTTCGCGCTTTTCACAACGCACCCATTTATTAACGCACCAATAGCCGCGCGAAATTTGTTCAAGTTTCTTGCGGCGGCGCTTTTGCAATCTCTCTTCGCGTGTCAGCATAGGCCCTCACGGTCGCAATATTGCAGGAGGCCATCGCCATGAAGCTTGATGGTGGGCTGTTCGTCCTGCGGCATACGGGAGAACATTTCCTTGGTCTTTGCCCAATCCTGCACTTGCTGAATGAAGTTCTGCCGCGTCGGATAACCGTAAATCTGCGTATGGCCTACGCCGTCCGTATGGTCGGGGTAAGCGTGGGTTTTCCCGTCCCGGAACGAGCTATCGAGCCCGTGGGCATGGAAGTCGCGAAAGCCAAGGAAATAACCGATATTCAGCCAGCGAAGCCCCATTGTGGTGCCGCCGCATATCATCATTCTTTCGGGGCCAAGTATGTCCTCAAGGCCGGGCAATCCGCTGGGGTGCCAGAGGCCGATGTTGCATCCGGCAAGCTTGTCGAACAGTCGCGGGTGACAGGTTGAGGCGAGGAAGTAGAAAACCCCATCGACTCGCTCGACCACATCGGCCATGTGCGCACGGGGGTCCATAACGCCCACTGCCCACGGCTTGACGCCTCGGGATAGCAGGAACGAAAGAGAGCCATTAACCGCACAGACAACCCCGCTCAAATCCTTGTATGTGTCCTCAAGGCTTGGCCCGCCCGCCGCAATGCTCATCACATGCTTGTGGGGCTTCTTCGGATCAATCTCGGGCAACCCGCGCGACAGGGCCGAACGGATATTCTCGGCGTACTGTTCATCGCTCACGCACGTATTGACGGGAGCGGCGGAAAGAACGCGGGAGAAAACCCCCGCGCTCGATGTTGTATCAAGGCTCACTTACGAGCCGGACTGACGGTCGTTGACCCACGGGCGGTCAATTTCAAACTCGGCGTAAGCCGTGCCGACAGCCTTCGCGCCCGCGCCCTTGGCATTGACAACGAGGTCGCCCGCAACAGAGGTATCGTCAACCGAACCAGCCGTGCCGGTGATCCACACCTTCGCGTTGTCGGCGTACAGGGTGAGGGCGTTGCCGTACACCTTGCCCGAAATCGCGAACCAGCCGTAATAGCTGGCGGTCGTCGCAGCCATCGCAATGGCGACCGGGCCAATCGCGTTGGCGGCCAGACGCGTAAACGTGTGGTCGTCGCGGTTGTAGGTTCCCCAGTCGTAGATCGCGGTGGACGCCGCGCCCGCGAGATAGATGAACTCGCCCGAACCGAGCGTGTCATCCGTCGCGCGGACGATGGTGCCAAGCGGGTGGCGCTTGGTCGTGTCGCGGTCAGCAATCGGCTGAGCCCCCGCGATGGGCGTATTGATGACATAAGCCATGTTTCAAGTCCTTTGTAGAGGGGTCGGGCGAGGGCGGCTTTATTGCCGCCCTGCCGTTGTCGCGTTATTAGGTGGCGTCGAACATCACGCCCTGAAGCGAGCGCTGCGACGTGACAAGCTGGCCCATCCAGTAGATCGGGATGACAACCGCATCCTGGTTCACCGGAACCTTCTCATCGTCCTGCGACCAACGGGCGTCGGGATGCTCGATGAGGTAGAGGTAATCAGTGTTCAGGAAGTACGCCTTCTCGCCCGTGGTCGTGAAGTTGCTGTTCGAGTCGAACACGACCGGAGCAGACTTGTACTTCAACGCCTCAAAGCCGAGGGCGCCCATCTTGGCGTCGGCATAACGCTGGTTGTCCTGCAAGGTGGCCTCATAGGCCGCATACAGGTCATGCGTCATAACAACGAGGTCGGGCTTGTCGGTGCCACGGTTCAGGGAGAGCCACAGCGAGTTCATATCCGCCTGAATAGACGCATACGTACCCGTGCCGGTCATTTCCTTGAACTGGTTCTTCCACCACGTATAGGTGCCGGAGACGATGCCGCCGACCGTTCCCGTGCCGTCCGTCTGGATCAGATGGCCAAGGCCACCAATCTGGTTGGTCAGCGCGCCGGTCGAGTACAGATCAACCGAAAAGTTGTTCGCAGCAGTACGCACGGCGTTCTGGATGCGAGCCTTCACAAGGTTAATCATGCGCTCGGGGCCGTTGTTCATGCGCAGTTCACGGCCCGAAGCCGTCACATGAATGGCGACCTGAGCCCAA